TGGTATCAGTTTCCAGGTTGACCAGAAGAGCTACTGGGATAATCTATTCGCGCCATTGTCAAAGAATCTTGACATCATCAACGCAGCGCTTGAGATCTTCAATACGCTCTACAAGGAGCTGCTCAAACTCACTGGTCAGAGCATCCCTGTTCCATTGGTAAACACTGCACCTGGTTACACGGTTGATCCAAATACCGGCAGGCAGATCTCAATCCCAGGCAGCGCAGGTAGCGGCGCTACGACGGTCACTACCACGGTCAACATTGGCACCCAAAAGGTTGATACCGTCGTGGCTGGCGCAATGCGTCGTATCAACGCTGGCGGCCGTCAGTAAATGCCAAACCCATTTAGCCTGATTATTGCTGGAGTAGATAGCGGCGCGAACCTACTCGACCTCCCTGCACCATCGGCTACCACTACACCGTATGTCGAACTCAGCTCGTTGAGCCTGACGCTTTCCGCAGATGGCTCGCCTGGCGCAATGAACTTCACCGTCATTCAGCCAAAGACTCCTAGCGGCAATCTGCCGTGGTGGCGATCTGGCGCGGTCTATGACAATGCGCGCGTCCAGTTCTTTGACGACCGCTATAGCGCAACCACGCCACTCTTCCTTGGCTATATCAGCAACATCCAAGGAGAACTACTGGAGAACGGCGTAGGCACACGCGCATCTGTTCAGGTGACTGGCGCGACCGGATGGCTACAGCAAACCATCATCCGCAACGGCACCACAGGCATCCGTGCGACATCATTCGTAGATTCATTCACGCAGGGCGGCGCGGCATCGACAGACCGAGATCACATCAACGCGCTCTTGGCTCGCGTGCATACGCAGGTCAACGACGCGACTACGCGGCAGCTGCTCAATACGGCAGTCATCTCAGGACAAACACGCGCCATCTACACAGGCACTGCTCAGGTCATCGGCAAGCAGACCTTCAAGGCGACCACGCTCCAGAGCGCTCTTGATGCAATCGCCGAGGAGGCAGGCGGCCTTGCAGAAGTGCAATACCGCTTCTGGATTGATGGCGATGGGCGGCTGAACTATGGGCCAAAGACCGTCGCTTCGACCTACGCCAACGCACCGGCAGAGATTGTCACCGATCCTGCCAACATCCAGACTGGTAGTGCCTCAACCGTTACGCGCCTGTTTGCGCGTGACCTGAGCGTCAACCTTGATCATGACAGCATCGTCAAGGGGATCTTTGTCATGGCTGATTCAGCCTATGCGCGCTATGACAACAATCAGACCTTCCCTACGGCACCAACCAACGACCCATACTTTCGCACCTACACAGGAAGCTACAGCCGCAACGGCGCAGGTCTTGCAAGCCGCAATGGTCCTTTGCCGCATGAGGTATTTAGCGCACCAAAGATTGTCAAGAAGGCAGACCGTGGTGCAGAGATTGGTTTGCTTGCTCGCGGCACGATGACCACGCGCGCACAACCGCGTCGCACCGTCTCATTCACGGTTGCCGGTGGGAACCTGAGTCAGACATCCAACCCTGACTGGTCTTATGGCTATAGCCAAGGCTATGCCCTAGATGCGGCCATCAGCCTTGCAGCTCGAACTGGCACGACCGCAACGATCACGACTTCAGTCGATCACAGCATCGCTCAGGGCGATACGGTCACCATCGCTCTTGCCAGTGGACCGACTGGCTATGCGGCGCTCAATGGAACGTGGACTGTAACTGGCGCGCCGACGTCAACGACCTTCACCTTCACGACCGGAACGAGCGGAACGATCACCAGCGGCGCGGCGACAGGCACGATCTATCGGCTCGTCAAGGCATGGCTGCCAGGGCAGTATGTGAAGATCTCTGCGCCGGCGCTCGACCTGTCATCCACCGTCCTTTACATCCCTACCGTCACAATGCGCTTTGCAGATGGTGGCGGCACCTATCAAGTGCAATACGAGATTGAGGCGGACTTCCGTCGTCAGTACATCAAGGGGCTGCGCGGCCTCGTTCAAGGAGAATAAGCGTGGGCAAGTACGGCACAAACCTAGAAGGCTTCGGCGCATATGAAGGCGGTGTGAACGCCGACAAGGGCGCACCGCTCGTCAGCACATCGAGCGACGGCGAGACTTCGCTGCTCTTTGGTCCAGCTGCGCTGCGCGAGATCCAGGCTGGTGTGGCAAACGGTGACTTTGCGATTCCGCCGGATGCGGCAGGCGACACGATCACAGAACAGAATCCGCTGCCGTACTGGACTTTCACCGATGTCAACAGCGCAGGCGCGATTACCGCCGCCATCGTCGCTGACTCTGGTGCAGGCTCTGGCAATGTGTTGCGATTCACGATTGCAAGCGGCACCCTGACCGGTAAGAGCGCCACGCTCACGCGCTATGTGCCTGTTCCATCATCAGCGTCTCGCTCGTTCAGTTTCTATGCTGAGGCAAGCTTTGACAATGGAACGAATAGCAACCAAGCAACTGCACAACTGACCTGTCAGTTCTACCAGGCAGATCAAACAACAACAACTGGAACAGCGTTCAGTTCTGACATCGCCCAATTCGCGGCCCTCACAACATCAACAGGGCTGACGGCACCAAACGTTTTCGCTGTCTCTCCCTCACTTGTAAACACGACCGCCCCAGCCGATGCCGCGTTCTTGAAGGTGACAATCACCATTGCGACAGTTGCAACCCAGTCTGCCAATCGGAGTGTTGACCTGACAGAAGTTCGTATTGCAAATGGATCACCTGCAATGATCTTGACAGATAAAAGCACGCCAACAAACTCTCCTGCGTACATCATCAACGATGCTGGCACGCTGTCCATGGGCGATGGCGCTGGACTTGGAGCATTGGAGGTTGGCAACAACTCATCGCTCAACGGCACCGATAGTGTGTCGCTACAGGCTGCCAGCGTTGAAGCACTCGGTGACTTTAGAGTCACTGGGTATTCGAACCTAGAAGGATCAGAACTAAGTCAATACGACAAGGGTGGAGCTGCTGATACGACTACGATCACTACCGCAGGAACCTATTACGCGCTATCTAACGCTGAAGCGGTATTCACTCCTCAGTTTGTTGGACAACGATGGCTGCTCACTTATACCGCTTATGCATCACTAAACACAACAACAATTCAATTAGCGCTTGTGCGCGCAGATGTCACGGACACATCAAACACCCAGATTGCAGTGCTTGGTTACGGTCGTGCTGATAACTTTGGACAATCCGGACGCGGAGGAACTGTTGCTGTGACTAAGGTATGGATCGCTGACAGCACAAGCCAGCGCAAGATCAAACTCTACGGCACAACACAAACGACTAACGGATTGACGCTCTCTCTTGCCTATACGCAAATCACAGCATTCCCAATCGGATGAGGAGCGCAATATGTGGAACTTGATCTGCACAACGCCTGGATGTGAACTCAAAGGTCAGAGTCAAGAAGTAATCGGCAAGAGCGCGTGTTGCGCTATCTGTGGCGCGATTCAGGAGCGCCCATGACACGCAGCGAAACGAGCCAGATCCTAGAGCGCCTGGAGCGCATTGAGCGTGACCTTGCTGAGATCAAAGTCGAGATGGCAGAGACGCGCGGCGCATACCGGCTTGCTAAGTTCGTCATCGCCTTGCTTGGCGTGAGCGGCCTTGGCGGCATCTTGGCGTGGCTCAATGAGCAGGGGAGGTAGCAATGCTCTACAAGATCAAGTCGCAGCTCTACGCCGACGCTGAGGCGCAGCAAAAAGGCACCAAGCAGATCCTTGACGACTGCACCTGGTCATCCTGCGCGGCCGCAGTCTCATGGGCTTCTGGCTACACGGTCGACTACAGCGCGGCTGAGGGAGTCGCCGCATTCGAGAAGGCGACAGGACGCAAAGATGTGCAGGGCAAGAACGATGCCGGTGGCTCGCTGAAGGAAGCCGCTCAGACCGTCGCTGTACTTGGTGGCAGAGCGCGCTATGCGAAGTCATGGGAGGACGCAGTCGCGGCAGCCAAGGCTGGCGCAGCGCTCATGATCTGGGTGCAGCAGCCAATCGGCTATCCAGAAATCCACATCTCAAAGTGGCACGACATCTGGAAGCGATGGTGGACAAAGACCAATCCAGCGCACCTGAAAGTTGGCTACGGTCACATGACCTCCGCAGGGTGGTGCGAAGATCATGGCTGGCAGTGGGCGTGTCCGACGCGCGACGAGAAGGTCGCCGCTGAGAAGTACGGTGTATCGGTAACCGAGCAGCAGCTACGCCAGATCGCCAATAGCAAAGTCAAGGCGAAGAAAGTCGCAGTCGATTACAAGTGCCTGCTCATCGTCACGCATCCAGGCAAGGTCGCCGCACCTGCGCCAGTCGCAGCGCCTGTGGTCGCCGCAGTACCTACGCCACCACCTGCTCCTACAATCGCCGTACAGGCACCTAAGAGCCACGCAGAGGCACGAAAGGTGCCGCAGGGTACTAAGACACCTGCCAAGCCTACTGTTGATCAGGCGGCCGCAATCTCCACGCTGGTCGGAGTTGTGCGCCGAATCAATGCCAGCAAGGGAGATCAGACCATGCGTGAACAGATCATCGCCGCTGCCTTGGACGCACTCCAGGCGGCACTAAGCACCGCTATCGCCGTGTTCCTTGGGCTTGGTGTGAGCATCTTTGACCTGACCGGCGACGGCTTGAAGGCAGTTGCAGCGTCAGCGATCAGCGCCGCTCTACTCGTGCTTCAGCGTTGGCTGGATGAGGACAATAGCGCCTACGGCCGACAGCGAAAGTAAGTCATGCCAGTTCGAGTAGGCAAGCCATTTGGCACCTGCTCGGTCTGTGAGCTACAGAGCAGAGTCTGGGAGGTCGAGTCTGAGCAGGCGCTGCTATGCGGCATCTGCCTCCGGCTCTTGATCGCGTTCGCTCTAGAGGACTTGTCGCAGCCGTCCTAGGCGGCTTCCCCTGGGTGGACCCTCCCCACCCAGGGGCTATACACCTTGCATAAAAGATATTCACACCACAAGTTGTGCGCGTGGGGTTGACGGCTGCTTGCCGTTGAGCGTATGCTGCTCCTGCCAGTGAGGAATGAGCCATTCGGCTCTGCTGGTACAGGAGGTCAAGGTGAAGAGGAAGCCACAGACATTCAGCGTTCTGAAGAACGGCGAGTACACGCGGTACTACGATCCGCGCACACCGGACAATCGCAACCGACCTAAGTCGGACTTTGCAGGTCTGCGTGAATACACCGAGATGCCGAGCATTGCAGAGATGGCGACCTACGCCATCTTCGTTGCATCGATCATCTTGGTCCTAGTCATTGGAGGGTCACTGTGAAAGTCAATCGTAAGAGCGCGCCCAAGATGGTTGTGCGGCCGCACTTTGTAAGCGACTATCAGCGCCTAGAGCGCGAAGAGCGAACGCGAGAGCGAACCAAGTTCACCATCGCGATGATGGTCGCTTGGTTCGCCGCGATGGTTCTGATTGAGCTGGTGATCCGATGAGCAAGCGCTTTGAGTTTGTATCGGCACCGCAGCGGAGTCCAGAGTGGTTTGAGATGCGCAAGGGCGGCATCACCGCCACCGGCATTACCGCCATCAACGGCACATCGCCATACAAGACCGCGTACCGACTCTGGGCAGAGTTGACTGGTCAGGTTGGTGAGCAGGAAGTCGGAGCGGCCGCACAGCGCGGTCAACTGCTAGAGCAGGCAGTCGCCGACTACTACACCGCCGAGACTGGCAAGAAGCTGCGGAAGTCGAATGGCATCGTGCGTCTCAAGGAGCATCCTTGGGCGATGGCATCGTTGGACCGCACCATCGTGGGCGACACCGACGGTCTGGTAGAGATCAAGACCTCAACGAGCAACCGCTGGCAGTTGTATCCAGTGCCACCTGAGTATGTTGATCAGGTGCAGTGGCAGATGTTCATCACTGGCGCGTCGTACTGCGATGTCGCTGTGCTGCTCTCTGGCTTGGTGTTCCGCATTGAGCGCGTGGAGGCTGACCCTGTCTACCAGACACAACTGTTTGACAAGGCCGTCCTGTTCCGCGAGTTGGTGCAGTCCAAGACTCCGCCACCGCTGACCGGCAACGACAGCGACACGCTCGCTGAAGTCAAGCCGCAGAGCAGCAACA